AATACACTTTAATAAAGACAAATGCCCGGAGGTCTATTACAACTCGTTGCATATGGCGCCCAGGATGCATATCTTTCTGGAAATCCTCAAATTACCTTCTGGAAAGCTCTGTACAAGCGCCACACGAATTTTGCGATGGAACCATTTCGTATAAATTTTAATGGTCAGCCCAACTGGGGCACTAAACAAACTGCGATCGTAGGTCGCCACGCGGATCTTCTTTTTTCCACATACGTCGAAGTCCAACTTCCATCACTTGATCTAAGTGGCGCAACAGCTGTATGGAATTCTGGCGGTCGTTTTGATTCATTTGGTGTTCCACAAAATTTTTATCCGTCAACGGTTCCTAATGCACTAGGTTACAACTTAATTTCATTCGCCGAACTAGATGTCGGCGGTCAAGTCATTGATCGTCAATATGGTGAATTTATGTTTCTGTGGTCAAACCTTACGCTTCACACTACCAAGTACGATCAAATGAGCAGCATGTTAAATGGTTCAAGTGCTGTATTTACTCCCGATAATCAAACCCTTTCATACCCAACTGCAGCTGGTTGCCTTCCAGGAGTAGGCCGCCAAACTCTTCCGAATACCCTATATATTCCACTCCATTTCTTCTTTACTCGTAATCCTGGTGCCGCACTTCCTCTAATTGCGCTCCAATACCACGAAGTCAAGATCAATATCATGTGGAATGATCCTAGATACATTGCAGGAAATTTCAACGCTCTGAATGTTCTTCCCCAGGCAACTCAAGCAGCGCTATATATTGATTATGTATATCTTGATACAGAAGAACGTCGTCGTATGGCTCAACAAAGCCATGAATATCTCATTGAACAAACACAGTTTAATGAAGATGTTGGTGTTTCTGCTCCAAATAATCGTATTGATTTAACGTTCAACCATCCGGTTAAGGAACTCATTTGGTTAGTCCAGCCTCACGCATACACTGATTGCAAGGCTACAGAGTTACAGGGACGTCTCACGAATACTCTCCAACCATTTGTATACGATAAGCCTGCCGTATACGAACAATGGATTCAGTTTAATGGTCAGGATCGTCTTGATCGCCGATATGGCGATTACTACAATCTAGTTCAGCCTTATCAACACCACACTGGTTCTATGCCTGGTCCTGGTGTATATATGTATTCGTTTGCTGTTCGCCCCGAAGAACACCAGCCTTCTGGCACGTGCAACTTCTCGCGTATTGACACAGCCACGATCGTAATGTCTGTTGATGGATCAGTAGCTGTTGATCAGAGTTCAGATGCAACACTCGATGTTCGTGTATATGCCGTAAACTACAACATTCTTCGTATTATGTCAGGAATGGGCGGTCTTGCATATTCTAACTAAAGTATAAATGGTTTGGTGGGCATTTATTCTTGCAGGATTAGGTGTTATTTCATATGCAATTTATTACAGTTATGAATTAAAAACAAAATACCACGAAAGTCTTCCAACCGCACTATTTGTTGGAGGAGGATTGGCAATACTATTTGGGATCATGTATTATAATGCGTATTCCAAACACAGTTTTGGATTATACTTTTTTACAGGATTCTTAAGAAGTTTGACAAATATAGCATTTAAGTGATTTACCAAGCCATTTGGATATCATCCATTCTGCATTGGCCTTCTGCTTCATCCTTCATTTCTTCGGCGTGCACAAGTTCATTTGTGCGAGTCATATCTTGAGACTCATCTTCTTCGACTCCTTCGGGCAGACGAGTTTCATCAATTAGAATATCTACAAGTCCAGTTCCACATGGAGGACGCTGGCCAAACATAATATTTGCAGAAACACCTTTCATATTATCAAATTCACCTCCAACTGCTGCATCGAATAGGATCTTGGAAGTTTGTTCAAATGAAGATTTCGCAAGAACACCATTTTCCAACTTACTCATTCCAAATCGATCAATGGCAATAAATCGTCCATGGTAAGTCATTGCGTCTACAAGTAGACATACGTGATGATAGTTAATATATTCGCGCTCGAATACTTTCATAAGTTCTTCATACATGGTCATACGCGCAGTCTCAATTCCAAATACATCTAGAACTTCATAAATATCATCGGAGAATGTACGTGTAGGATCTACATTCACATTTGTGAATAGTTCAAATAGATTTGTACCTTCTGTATCTAGTACCCACTGAGCCAGAGGTTCGTATCCACCAATTGCATCTGAGTACACTAGATCTTCCTTGTTTTCGCGAGGAAATACTCGACCAATTCCATCAATACCTGTAAGAATTGTATCTAAAAGCTTATCTTCAATAAATCTGAGAGAAAGTGCATTCTTTGCCATATCTGTTCCAAATACAATCCGCAGCACAAGCTTATCAGAATTTGTATCTGTGTGAATACAGTCAAAGATCTTGAGAACTTTATTGCTACGAATCTTACTTTGAATTACAGTCATATCTGCAAGATGACGGAATGCGAGTTCGTAATGATCAAGTTCCAGACGCATGATCCATGGCGAAACACAATTATTTCCTTGAGCAACTGAAAACTTTTCATACGTTTGTAGAAGTTCACGATCTTCTTGAACAGCTGTATCTGAGCTCATTGGGTTAGGATCGTAATAAATTCGCACATTCTTAGTCACATCTCTCAACGTAGTCTTTTGAAGTTCTTTCATACATTTCATTGCACTTTCTTTGGATGTAGCAAGAGAAGGTGTAAGATAAATTACATTAGATGGATTTTTAGGATTGTGTGATACACTCAGTAGTTCTTGAATACGCGGAACACCTTGAGTAGCATTTGCCTTGACAGTTCCTGCTGAATGGAAAGTGTTGAGTGTAAGCTGAGTTGTGGGTTCTCCAATAGATTGTGCAGCTAATGGCCCAACCATTTCTCCAGGATGAACAAGTGCCTTAATATACTTGAATCGGATCTCACGTAGCATTTCATCAAATGATTCTTGTGATAGACGATGTACCAAAATTGATTTTTTAGGTGCCAAATTAAATCGCAAGAGAATGTGGAATAGTTGATTATGCTGAATAAAGGTTTCTGCACAAAGCTTCGTAAGTTCATCTACAACATATTCAGGAGTCAAGTTGGTTTTGACAGAATAAGGATTCTTGTACGTGTTTAGAATTCTGCCTAGATGAACTGGCGCACGAACTTCTGCCTTATTTCCATAACGAAAGATATGTTTTACAAGAATTTCACGATCCGCAAGAATTTGATCAACCATGTCTGGTGGATTTTCCGAAGGGTTGGTTACAACCGCAAAATCATCACGAGTTGCTGCAAATTCTGAATATACTTGTTCCATAGTCATCTTTCCTAGATCAAGATCTTGATTTTCAATATATACTGCATCAATTCCATCTTCACCATATGCAAATTGTACTACAGCTCCATTAATATCACGAACAGTAGAATCTTGTTCTACGTGAATATCTTCCATCAACTTAACAAGTTTACGCTGAATATAACCTGTATCGGAAGTTTTTACTGCAGTATCGATGAGACCTTCGCGACCACCCATGGCGTGAAAGAAGAATTCTGCAGGGCGGATTCCTGCAATAAATGATTTCTCAACAAATCCACGAGATTCAGGCGCATCATCAAACTTTGTGAAATGAGGTAGAGTACGATTTGTCATAGTGTATTGAACTCGCTTACCATCTACGTTTTGTTGACCTAGAAGAGCAATCATCTGAGTAATATTCATTTCAGCACCCTTTGATCCTGCACCTTTATTAGACATTTGAAGCATACGATTTGATGAATCAAGTTTGGCAACTGCATCTGTACCAATCTTACTGTTAATTTCATTTACTGCTGAAACAATCTTCATTTCAAGTTCTTCTCCTGCTGTCCTTCCCTGAGTATTTAGAAATCTACCTGAATGGACTGACTCCAGAATATCAGCTACCTTTTTCTTACCCTCCTTTAGAATTTCTTCAATGCGCTCATACGTTTCAGAATCTGCAATCAGATCAGATGGACCTGTTGAAAATCCCGAAAACAAATTGTATTTTGTTACAATGTTCTGTACTGCATTAATGAATTCACCAGCTCGTTCAGGTCCAAAGTCATTGTAGATCACATGAATAATACCACGAGATGACTTACCAAATGCATCTTTGTCCAAAACACCTCGCGTAAGCTTACCGTCTTTGAGATCAATTTTTCCTTGAAAATTCATAAGTGGAAATGCGTTAGAAATAATATCAATACCTGAAATGGGTTCGTTTGTACGCTTAAATGAAGCAAGTGGTTTCTTCATACGTGAAAGCATATTCATAGCTAGATGTTCTGGAACAGACACACCTTGTTGAGAGATCCTGAATACACCTGTTAGAGAATCTTGAAACATTTGAATAATTGGACTGCATGTACGGGGAGATACAATCTGACGAAGAATTGTTGCAATCACTCCGAGTTCCATTGCTGAAGCAATGCTTTGAGGTACGTGCATATTCATTTCATCTCCGTCAAAATCAGCATTGTATGGGCGAGTCGCAGAAACGTTCAGGCGAAATGTTGAATATGGTAGTACTCTGATCCGATGACACATCATAGATGCCTTGTGCAAAGAAGGTTGACGATTGAATAGAACAACATCTCCATCTACAAGATGACGATGTACGATATCACCTTCTTTAAGATCTAGCATATCTTTGTTGACATATCCAAGTCGAATCGTACGATTTTCTTGTTTCAGAACAATGTTTTTTGCACCTGGGTATGTCGTAGGACCATTTCTGATTGCAGTCATAAGACGATCACGATTAAACTGAGTTACAGTTTCTGGAAATGTCAAATTGATTGCAATTGCTTCAGGTACTCCAAGTTCATCTAGATCAATGTTGGGATCCGGAGTAATTACAGAACGTGCCGAGAAATCTACTCGCTTTCCCATAAGATTTCCGCGTACACGACCAGCTTTTGCACCCAATCTTGATTTGAGTGTTTTCAAAGGTCTACCCGAACGTTGTGATGCTTGAGGAAGTCCTTTGATGTCATTATCTACATAGGTTGCTACATCAAATTGTAGAAGATCCGTATATTTGTTAATGATATCTGCAGATTCTCCCTTATCAATTTTTTCACGAAGTTGGTTATTTTTATGTACAATTGTAATGAGTTGATGAGTTAGATCGTCTTCAGATCTTTGATTGTCATCCATTACAACCGATGGACGTACTGTGAGCGGAGGTACCGCAAGAACCGTACATACCATCCAATCAGGTCGAGAAAACTTAGGATTAAATCCCAAAAGTTCTACGTGACGATCCGTAATACGTTCAAAGCATCTGAGTACCATTTCTGGCTGAAGACGAACAGGTTCTGCATCATCATATGTTTGAATTTGTAGTGCTGCAACAGATCCTTCTAGTTTTGTAGTTTTCTTAATAATTTGAGCACCACAATGAGGACATCCTGATGAATTTTTTGCATCTGCATCCTTAAACTTTGTAGTGGCTTCACGTACTTGATTAAATCTTTGAATACCAGTAGATTGATCTGCTAGTTTTTCAAGCATTTCATCAGAAAGGTATGGGTTGGAACATGACATACATACTACGTTCAATAGTTTTTGAATGACATCTAGAAATTGATATAGATATACTGGTCTAGCAAGACGAATATGTCCAAAATGTCCTGGACACATCATATTTGTTTGCTTGCATGTTGGGCATACCTTTCCATGATCTGTTACTCCAAATCGAGAATCAAATACTCCGCCAGGTACAGGTTGATCGCGCTGAGTAAATGTTTTGTCTGTTTTCAGTTCAACGACACTCCGGTTGACAATGTCGACTGGATTGGCGATGCCGAACTGAACACCAATAATAGTATCACCCATTCTTACTATAATGCATCTAGTCTTTAGATGGATTCGTTTTCGAATATCTTTTTGTAAGTTTCATTGTTAAATCAAAAAATTCATCATCTCTCAAAAGATCATGTGCAGTATCTGAATTTAAATGTTCACACATTTTTTCGTAGTCAGATCCCATACGCTGAAGAAACTTTTTTTCCTTAATTTTGGTTTTGCAAAGATAGTGAAATATTTTTTGAGCAAGCTGATCAATTTCTTTAGGATCTTCATGCGAATCCATATGCCTATAGACAATAACTTTCCACTGTTCCATTAATAAATAATGCGGTTAAAAACAATTCGACTTTAAAACGAATAATATGAGATCATATAAAGAAAGATTAATAAATGAAGTCTATAGTTGACACAGATGTATTCTTAGATCGCGCAATTAAAATTTGGAAAAATACTTATGATTACTCTAAAACAAAGTATATTAGAGCAGACATTAAAGTGTTATTTATATGTAAAAAACATGGAAATATTTATCAACTACCGGCAAACCATTTAAAATATGGATGCGGAAAATGCGGGAAAGAATCAAACAAAAGATGCTTATTATTAAAAGAAAACTGTAAAAATAACTTCATTGAAAAGGCACGCGTTGTTCATCTAAACAAATACGATTACTCTAAAACACTATACAATACTGCGGTAACAAAGGTTATTATTACATGTGTAGATCATGGAGATTTTATAGTAACTCCAAATAACCATTTGCGAGGGAAAGGTTGTCCACCATGTGGACTGAAAAATTCAAAAACATCAAGATTAAAATTATTTGACGAATACTACAAAAAATTTAAAGAGTTGTATGACGATAAATATGATTACTCGTTGGTAAAATGGGAAGGTGGATCTAAAGAAATTACAGTAATATGTAAATTTCATGGACAATTTAAAATAATACCATATAGACATCGTAATGGAAATGAATGCCAAAAATGTTCAAATCAATTTTCAATGATAAGTATTGATTGGATCTTATTTATGGAAATCAAGTATGGAACAAACATTCAACATGCTAAAAATAATGGTGAATTTATGATTACAGGCACTAAGTATAAAGCCGACGGATATTCAAAAGAATTAAATACTATATTCGAATTTTATGGAGATTTCTGGCATGGAAATCCAAAGATATACGATTTAACAAAAATAAATTCAAAAACTAAAACCACATATAATGAACTTTATATGCAGACTTTAGAAAAAACAAATATTATTAAGAATAAAGGATACAAACTTGTTGAAATATGGGAAAGTGATTGGAAACAATTTATAAAATGTATAAGGTGTATTCAAAAAAAATGGAAGATTAACTATAAAAATGAAAACACGAAAGCTAAGACTAGTCACTATTAAAAGATCACATAGAAAGGAGAAAAAATGGGATGCTGTGTTTGATAAAGATGGTAAGGAAAAGATAGTACCATTTGGACAAACTGGGTATGGAGACTTTATTTTATTCAATAAAAAAAGTGGAAGGTTGCATGCATTAACTCGTAAACAACGTTATCTCAAGCGCCATTCGGGAATGGGAGAACATTGGCAAAAACCAGATACACCTGGTGCATTATCAAAGTGGATCCTTTGGAACAAACCTACATTCAAAGCAAGTGTTGCAGATTTCAAGAAACGCTTTGACTTATAAAAATGGATTTTTGTTGCATAGATATTATATAGTTAAAGAATGGTTTGCTACCGGACGGTCTGCGAGAACGCATTGGCTGGCGATCCAGTCGCCCAGGGATGGGTGTTAGAGGCTATCTGTTCACGCACATTTCCCATTGACGAAAACTCGATGTGGAAAGCAGAAATCAATGATTTGCTTTGGCGCTACAAGGTTCCCGATGACTATCGATCTGCTTCGCCTGCAATGAATAATACGATATGCTGGCTGGCTTTAATGTCTCTTAGCGCGTAATCATCAGCCCCAACCATTTTTAACTATCAGCGTATGACATGATCGCCAAAGAAACTATGCTCATACATATTCCTACCCATTTAAGACCTTTAATTGATTCTCCAAAGATCAGAATTCCTTGGAGAGTTACAGTAATATTAGACATTAAATTCCATACTAGATTTGTTACGATCATTCCTTCGTATTTCATTGCTTTCAAAAAGATCAGTGGTTCCAAAGCGTATAATCCAACAGCTAACGGAATTCCAATTTTTGAGTTTATAGATTTATTATGAACCATCTTCACAGTAGACATCATAGAATTATCAACCAAAGCCATCAGTGTTCCAAAAAAAATGGGAAGAGTATTAAACTTCCCAATTTTCCAATTTACTGACTTAATAAATTTATCGATCATTTATTCATTAAGTAGTTAAAAGTATGTATATATGTAAACACAACTGTGCCAACAACAATGGATGTAGTCCAATTCATTTGTTATGTAATTGTATTTAAAGAACTGTAAAAATACGCGGATTTACTAGTCTCCAGTTATCAAAAAATAAATTTGTACCAAAAAGTACATAATCTACTAGTTTCATACGATACATTCCCGGTTTTCTATCTTGTGCTTTTACAGCACCTACATATTGAAACCCTTTTTCACTAGCAATTTCTTTTGCTGTTGATCTGACTCCTGAAACACTGGATTTCCAATACTTTCTGATTTCTGGAAATTTTAATTCAGCTGATCTCTTTTTAACCCATTCATCTGTTTCTTTTTTAAGTTGAGAAAGAACTTGTTTGTATTCTTTGGATGCAACTATATATTCTGCTTTTGCTAAACGAAATCTTTCATCTCTTTTGATTTTTTTGAGAAGGATGTGGATCATACCAGAACGTTCAAGCTGTTGTTCCGGAGTTTTATGTTCATTACATGCAGGACATTTATGATTAGAACGTGTCAAAAATTGGATTATACATTTCGTATGAAATGCATGTCCACATTCAAGTTTAAAACACGTTTCAGTACTTGCTCGCTCATCTTGGAATTCGCGCATATCCATAGTATCATAACATACTGGACACGTCATTTTAGACTGTGTAATCGTGAATCTTTAAAATCAAAGTAGCCGGGAATGAGTTAAACGATACGTCCTCTTGCGATCACGAATCTTAGTATACCCAGTACCCATTTTTTTACATGTTTTTCCTTTGTATGTCTTCTTGGCACAACCTGATTTATAGTATGCTAGTTGTTGTGCGATCGAGTGAATAGGCTTTTGTGGCTTCATCTTAGAGAACATAGCGCGGACTGAAAATAAGTAGTCTGAGCGGTTGTTGAACCAAGGGATATGAATATGTTTGCGAAATTCAGGGAATGGGAATGATGCTTTTAGAAGTACCCAAAAAGTTTCATGGTGTTTGACATTTTGTTCCTTTGGATTGAAGTTGTAGGCAATACTATACAAAAAATCTTGCCCTGGTATTTCTCTTGGTGAGCTATCCAAAATATCTCTGTATTGTTTCTGGATTTGTTCAAACGGTGGAGCAGGTGCTGGAAGATCACATTTTGGATCATCGGCGTGTTGCTTTATGAGTTTTTGATTCACCTTATTATGGAAATTATATAACCACCGCTGAAGATTTCCATGAGGTTTTTCACTTTTCCAGAACTTTTTGGCAGATTCTCTGCAATATTTACACGGAAGTATAAGTGGCATAATGTCTAGTGTATCCTTTGCATAAGGTGCGCTTTCTTCAGCTATCAGATGAAATAATTGCCAACCTGATGGCCCCCAAAAAGACACATCCATTATTCTCTTCTTGTAAAATAAATGAATAATCAGGTTCTTACGTTTGCCCTAGCTATTTATGTGGGTACTACCCTAGCCCAATTCTTTAATGCTTTAATTCGCGATATTGTATTACCTGTATTATCACCATTAGCTTCTGCAGAAGCTGGTATTGGTAAATTAGTGGTCAATGTGGCAGGGATCAAATTAAACGTAGGCGACGTTATAGTACAGTTTTTAAATTTAGTAATTGTATTTGCAGTTGTTTCGTATTCTCTTCCATATTTAAAAACGTATGTTCCTGTCTCGGGTGGGCGTTAAATTCTTAGACCTATAGTAAATGGGACGTAAATCTAGCAAAAAAAGAGGAGGAGCTGGTTGGTTCGATCCTGCATCGTATGATCCCAGACGTTTATTTGCATCCGCACCTGCACCTGCACCAACACCACCTCCGCCAAGCACTGGAACTCCACCGGTTCTTCCAGCTGTAAATACTGTTGTTGAAGAAGGAGCTGCGCCAATTCAAAATGCAGGAAAGCGGTTAAAAAAGCACTTTCATGTAGATCCTACATCATCTAAAGAAGTTGGTCGTCTTCTCGGAACACGTAAAGGAGATCGTATGCTTGGTCGTAAACGTAGACGGACACATAAGCGCAAACATTAAGCTAGTCTGAAATTTGTCCATCCTCCCTTCGGATACTTTCCAAACTGCTCAATAATTCTCTTTTCCAGATCTCCAGGTGTCAAAGTCAACATTTCATTTTGAGTTTTCCAGATCTTAAATACAGACCGAAGTGATTCTTTCGAAACCGCATTGACTTCGTCACCTGACTCAAAGATCTCAAGACGTTCAGAAATAAATCGTGCAATTCCATCATTATCGTTACGGTATTCAGAAGTGTATTCCATAACTTTTCCAGGTGGTTGAAGTTTGTGAAATCCCTTACCATCTTTCAAAGTTTCAATCATATATGCCAGAAATGGAGTTGCCCATTCTGCAGAATTTACAGCATGCTGAATTGTTTCATCAATTGGAAAATGATGAGGTTCATTTGGTTTATCTACAAACTTTGAGGTGAAATTAATAACCATCAAACGACGCCATGTACCTCCATCTGTAGTATTAATTTCAGGCTTATCATTACATGCCAAATGAAACTTTGCTTGCACTTCAAACTCACAACCTGATTTGAAAAGATCACGAGCATACATTTTTTCACATGAAGTAATTTCTTTCATTAGGCCAGTATTGAGTGCAATCTTTTCATCAGGTTCTTGCATAGTTACAAATCGACGTCCTTTGAGTCGAATAACTTCTGGTGCAGCAGCTGCAGACTTATTACGCTTTTGAGTGAATAGTGAAATCGGAACTACAGCTGCATAATCGCCTAGAGCTTTAGACATCAAATTCATCAACATAGATTTACCATTGGATCCTGATCCAGTAAGAACATGAAACTTTTGTGCTTTGTTTCCACCAACTAGGCAAGTAGACATATGCCGCATAAAGTAAGTTCGCACTTCTTTATCCGGAAGAACTTGTGCTAGAAAGGTTTCAATTGTATTCCAATTCTCATATTCGAAATACTTCTTTTCAGGATCATAATCAATTCCGGTACTGAATGAAATATAATCTTCGGGACGACCATCTCGGAACTCAAACGTAATCAAATCCAAAACACCATTATTGAATGCAATAAGATCTTTGTTAGAATCTACCTTCTTTGCAAACTGTTCATCAAAGAATAGTTCACGACATTCTTTCATAATATTATCTTTGAATTTTGTAGTTTTGAGTTTCGTATAAATTTTGTTCATGCCATCACGCAACTTATCATCTTTGCAGAAATCACAGACTCCACACTGCTCTTTCTGTCCACCTGCACACACAGTACGATTCTGCTGAACCATTTCATCGCCTAGTTTAGAAGCTTTCTTAAGAAACTCTTTTGCAATTTCTTTAGATAGTTTGACTTGAAGATCTACGCCACGATCAGTTTCTACCCAAATATGTCCACACCAACGATACCATACATTCTTGCTGAAATCAATACATTT